ATCATAGGTAGCATTGTGCATAATCTTATCTATGTGAGGTGTTTCCATTTGTTTTTTAAGCCAACGCAACGTAATTTTTGGATCTAAGTTATGTCCATTCTGATGGCGAATAGGAAAATATCCATAGTAATCACCAGCTGCAACTGCTACTCCAACAATAAACCCATCCTTTTTTGGCCATCCGGGACCAAAGGTTTTAATATTAGGATCACATGTTTCTAGGTCCACTGCTACTTGCTTGTACTTTGTAAGGTCTGGATACTCACAAGGTATGTTCCAAGGTTTATCTATTATATCAGCATCATACCTATGAAAGTAATCAATGGTGCTTTTATCTTTTCTATCCCTCGCCATAATCGCCCTCAAACTTCTTAGGTTTATCTTGAAGTTCACCACCAAGTCCTGCATATCCACAGATGTCTACCCATGAATCTTCCTTATCGTCATGTACAAGACGAGCTAGTTTCATGCCAATCATACAAAGATAAACTTGTTTGACTGTTACCTCTTTACCAAAAATGACAGACCAGATGTCAGCTATTCTTTTATGATTTGTATAAGCTGGCCCATAGTCTTTTGCTCTGTCACCATTAATAAGTTTTTCTGCTTGTCTTAATATATCTTCTCTTCTCATATTATGTACCTGTATTTTTTATCTGATTCTATTAAATATAAGTTTTGTTTTGCTCGAGTAACTGCTACGTAGAATACTCTATGTTCGTCCTCTGGATGTTTACCCTCCACACAAGCTTGAGTTGAACCCAAATAAACGGCAACGTTATCATCCTCTCCTCCTTTCATAGCATGGATGGTTGATAGTTTAATACGAGGAATACCCTCTATAGATTCTCCTCTTCTTTCAAGAGCTGCTATATATAACTTCTCTTCTTCACTTAGTCTGACTATGTCCTTTGCATCTCGACTCAAAGGAGCAAGCATACCAAAATCTTTTACGAGTTCTGCATGTGTAACATCCGCATCTGGAGCTAACATATCAAGTAAAGATGCAGAACCTCTAGCTACAACTGCGTCCTCTCCCATTTTAGGAACTGACTTATAAAATCTTTTTATCGTATCAACTGGTAAAGCATAGTAGTTTTGTAAATCCTTCCATATAGACATGACATCCAAGTGTTCTTGTCTTATAGAGGGTCTTCCTTTTATGGAATAAAAATAACCTAATGATCTTAAATCTTCTGCCATGTCTCTTACAAAGTTATTTGTTCTTGCCATGATTGTCCAAGAACCTTGATCTAGTGGTAGGTCTTCAACTCTCCACACCCAATCTACCTTTCCCTCTTCTTCTCTTGGATAAAACTCTTTAGCTATTCTGTTAGGTATACGTCTAGATATGCGCTCAGACAACGCCCAGACGCTACGTGGTAGGCGAAAAGATTTATTAAGTACCTTTGTATTCTGAGAAGAATTGACAAATCTCTGGACGTTTACGCCTGTCCAACGATGGATTGCTTGATCATCATCACCAGCAATAATAACTTGATCAGAATTTTTTGCCATCTTCTCTACCATTGTCCACTGCAAAGGAGTTAAATCTTGTGCCTCATCTACAATTAAGAGATCAAGATAGGGTGGATCTACATCCTCTATGTACTTCTTTATCATATCAGAAAAATCTAGTTTATGAGTGCTACTCTTATACAATAAAAGTTGATTAGATATTTGAACTAATTTTTCAAAGTATAAGGTATAATCCTTGGTATTATTATATTCAACATCAAGTGGTGCTTCTTTATAAGTGGCTCTCATTATCATCTGTAGATACTTGGAACCTGAACCACCAATCGTAGGAATAAGAACCCCTTCATCCGGGGATGTTGCATCTGCACCCTCAAAGTCCACACCAAGCATATTACTTAACGTTCTGTAATCCTCTCTTCCCATTACATCGGCAGAGTCTAAACCTAGTCCATGAAACCCGGTAGCATGTAACGTTCTAAAATGTGGAAAGTCATCCTTTGTAAGATTAAACTCTGCACATGCCCTATCAATAAACTCTCTTATGGCTTTGGTCGTGAATGAAACCACTCCAATACGAGAAGGACTTATCCCATCAGCAAGAGCATTCTTCACTTCTTGTATCAAAGTGTAAGTTTTACCACATCCTGGTGGACCTAGTATTAGTTTACTATTCTCTATCATTCAAATAAACTTCTAGCTCTCTTTTCTTCTAACCATTTTTCAACGTCCTCTCGAATCCATCTGGCTGACATTCTTTTTGTATTGTCATCACCAAACTTAATTGGCTTTGGAAAACGTTCTTCCTTCACCCATTTGTATATGGCTGACTCCGATACGTTTAACCATTCTGTTATGTCGCCAATCCTCATTAGCTTAGAAGGGTATTTCGTCATCACCTATTTCCTCTGTTTCTAGTTTCACTTCTTCTCCTTTAAATTCTGGAACCCACCATACTCTTATTGTTGTTCGATCCCCCGATTCCTTTCGTATACTCTTGTGTCCACTACAATCATTGTCCTCATTTAGTTTCTTCAACTGTTCTTGTATCTGCGCTCTGGTGAAATGTGTGAACTTACGATTGTTCAAAAACTCTACGAGACCAGACATAGTAAACATAGTTAATCCCTCATCTGTCCAAGGCTTACCATGTATAAGTTCTTCTGGATGTATGGCTCGTATCCTATTCGTACAATAAATACGTAGAAGCTCAGTAAACTGACCAGACACTTTCAGTTCCTCTGGAACCTCAAGCTTCGTTGCATCTTTTAATAATTGAGATATGGTTTGATGCCACTTGTTTGGACGCATAGTAGGTGGCATTTCAAGTATCTGTTCCATGCAAGCACGTTGAAATAAGGTTTGATTTTGTAATTGCTCTGTGGATAGTTGTACTCTTTGTCCAGCAACATCTAAAAAATAAAGTCTTGGTTCTGATAATAAGATAGTCAAACTACCAATGGCAGGCATCTCTGGTCCTTGATCCCCCACGCCATACTTTCTTGTTACACAAAGTTGTTTGTCACAATAACTCTTGAATGGTTCTTGTTCACACGTGTAAAAATATTCTTTCTTGTCCAAAGATTTCTGTAAGTTCATTACTTCTTTGGCATCTAGTGGAGTTGTAAACATTTGACGATTCATTGTCTCGAACTCCTTGACCCAGTCATCTGGAGTCTTCAATCGACAGTATACTCCACACATAAATAACTTTTTATTTCGATCCTCGCTACTTGGACCACCTGCAAATAAATGTTCCAGACATGGTGGACCATCCGTAAAATATTTTCTTTTACCGGAAACAGAACTTTTCTCTAACTTATCTATAGATATTCTGCTTTTCTGCATGAACTCTACAAACTCATCAAGCTCCATTGCTTCCCCCTTTTTGTTGAAGCAATACCGTTGTGTAAGTTCTGCTTTGAAATAAGGTAAGTTAATAAAGTTACCTACATCTCCACGTTCTGACAGTATTTTATCTTGCTTTGGAAATATCTCACATCCACTATGACCCAAAGCCACCGCCATTTCTAATAAATATTCTCTAACAATAGAAGCCTGTTCATAGTGTGACAAGAACAAGAACAAGTGCGCTCCCCCAGATTTAGACCTACAATGCACCAGAGGTAGTTTTAGTTTTTGTATTTTCTGCTGCAGTGTTTGATGATCCAAGTCATAGATGTCTATGTCCAAGGCCCCCCATTTGCACTCGTTCTTGTCATTGATGGGGATAGCACCTACCCCCTTTTGACCATTGAGATGGCCCTTTAATAACTCAATGGTCAATGGCTCACGCACAATGCGACTATCCGCATCGGCCTTGCCATTCCTACCAATTCTTCCCACGTTGGTAGTGCCATGTGCCACCTTCGATCCCTCAAAGGTGGCAAGCATTTGTTGAGCTAGTGACATTAGAATGGAATCTCGTCACTATCCTTATCAACTTTTGTTTGTGTTTGTTCAGGTGCATCTGTTTTAACTTCACCCTTGGCACTAGAAACATGCAAAGTCTTAGCTTGATTAAAAAGATTACCATCTTGAATCAAACCAACTTTGGTAACAGAATAGTTAAAGTAAGTTTGATTTTGTTTATTGGTCTCTTCGACCGTTTTAAGCATCCAAATGTTACCAAAGATAGGACATGGAGCAATCTTATTAGTCTTTGGATGAGTGATTGTCTGTAAGTTGATCTGTGTTTTCCACCTACGACTAACCTTGAGTGCTGTACTTTTCATATCGAGAACAGCTGGTGTCCAAGAACCATCATTAGATTTTACCAACACAACATAGTTGTCTGCCTTAACAACTTCATTGCCATTTGGTAAAGTTTCTGTTGCTCCTTCTCTTGTTGTTTGTGTAAGTACAGGATCTTTAGGATCTATCTCACCTACAAATCCACCACCATCATCAAGAGATACCCATTCAGTATATTTAGTCTGAACGTAGCAAGGTACGATCTCTACACCTTTATCCCAATATTCTTGAGTAAGATTATTAAAGATATCACCTTGTCCACAACCGTCTATAAACTTGGCATCAGACTTCTTAATCTCTGGTGACATGGCTTGTGCAATACGAATAAAAGGCATTTGCATTTCATCACTTGCAAAATCTGCCCCTGCCCCTGCCATATTAAATAAATCATCAGCTAATTCTGTAGAAATTACTCCATCCTTAACTGCATTTGCTACTGCGTTTGCCATTATGCTTTCCTCCCTATACTAGCAACGTTTCTAACATAACCTCCCAACAAATCTAGATCTAAAGATATGCCTTTCTCTAATCCATCTTTGATGAAACTTTTTAATGTACTTGCATGAACTGAAGTCTTTTGGACTGGATCAAAACCTTTGTCTCTTAAAAGACCAATCACATCACCAGCTAAATTATCTTCACCCTTTGAAAAGGACATGGTCACATCATTCTTAATAATACCATCATGTCCATTCTCTCGGAGCCATGCAAATGCAGCTTCTTTATTTGCTTCCGTAATCCTTGCATCAATTTTCTGCACAAGTTTTACCTCGACACCATTAAACGTGCCTTTGGTTTGACCCATTTCTTCCATCAATGCAGGTATACGTTCTGTCTCAAGTTGATATTTAATTTTATTCAAACGTTTCAACTCTGTCTCCATATTTGAAATTTGATCATTCACGTCCTGGACTTGAGATACCAAGGAGCTAAGATCCTTACCAGTTTCTACGTTTACATCTTTTAATGCACTGGCTACATCAAACATGTCTTCAAATATTTTTGTATCTGTATTCATTAAACACTCCATTGTTTTGTTTCAGATAAGGATTGACAAACCATTTTGTAATCCGTAATGTGGAGTATAGTGGAGATATATAATGAATGTCAAGTACAAATATAAAACAAAACCATACAAGCACCAAGAGGTAGCATTACGCAAATCTTTTGGTAAAAGAGAGTATGGATATTTTATGGAGATGGGAACCGGGAAGTCCAAAGTTTTGATTGATGAACTAGGTATGTGCTTTCTCAAAGGTGAAGTTAACTTTGCTCTCATCATAGCACCCAAGGGTGTGTATCGAAACTGGGTAGCCAAAGAAATACCGGAACATTTATCTGATGATATTCCTCACAGAGTTATTAGGTGGGTAGCCAATCCAAATAAAACACAAGAGAAAGAAATGCATTCTGTTCAAGAAACTTTCTTTGGTCTAACTATTTTTGTTATGAACGTTGAATCTTTCTCAACATTAAAAGGAAAGAATGCAGGTAACTGGTTGGCTGGTGCGTTTGGCAGCTTTGGTCTTATAGCTATTGACGAATCAACCACAATCAAAAACCACAAGGCCAAACGCTCAAAGAACTTAATAAAAATTTCAGAGAAGTTCAAGTACAAAAGAATACTAACTGGATCTCCAATAACAAGATCACCCTTGGATATCTATCAACAGTGTGAATTTCTAAGACCAGGACTCTTAGGACATGAAAACTATTATAGCTTTCAAGGTATGTATGCAGTCATTAATCGTAGAACTATGGGTACTCACTCCTTCCAACAAGTTGTAGGATACCGAAACCTTGATAGACTGACCTCGCTCCTTGATTTACACTCGTATCGTGTACTCAAAAAAGATTGTTTGGATTTACCGGACAAACTTTATACTGCTAGGTATGTGAGTCTTACCACAGAACAAATGAATATGTATGTAGATCTACAGAAAAAAGCTATGATTCTTCTTGACAGTGGTGAATTGGTTTCAGCACCAGCCATCATCACACAAATGTTAAGGCTCCAACAAGTTATGTC